TTTTTCTAGGGTTTTTTAGAAGGGGTTGAGAAGTGGCTTATAAAGGTTTTAACCCGGTCGCGTTCTCTCGTACCGCAGCAACCACGCTGGCGAACCACATCCGCGAAGTTGAGGAGTCCATGCTCCGCAACTATCAGATGGGTGCCTTGCTGGAAGCAGGGGGCCGAGTGAACTACAACAACTCTGGTGAAGGTTTTGACTGGCCGGTACAGTACCGGCTACACAAGGTCGAAGGCAACACCGGGGAAACGCAACGAAACTTTGCACGTCGCAACTTGTGGAAAACGGCGAACCTTGAGTTCCGTGGTTACCAGACCACCGACTCGATGTACTACCGTGAATTCCGCTCGAACAAGGGGCCGGAAGGCGTCGTAAAGGTGTTTGACAATTTTGTTGAACGTCTTGAGACTTCGCTTACCCAGGGTCTTGGCGGCGAGTATTACGTGGATGGTTCCGCTTCGGGCAACGAGCAATCGTGGCACGGGCTGGAGTCGATGTTTGTTCTTAATGGTACGGTGAACAGCACGTCCGGTGCCCAGCGATCAGCGAATGCCGCTGACATCGTTGGCTATCCGAACGATACCTACGCCGCTCTCTCGACAGTCCTCGGCAACTACGGTGGCGAGAACGAGTCGAGTCAGTATTGGCCTGACGGTATTTCTGATGCTGAGTACGATTTCTGGTCGCCGCTGGTTGTGAATTACACGACCACACACGCCGACCTTCCCGCCAGCACCAACACCTGGGCTGGCCAGGGCGACGAGGCGATGCGTTACGCGATTATCAACGCGCAGCGTAACACCAGCAAGAATGGGCAGATCACCAACATCTTGTTGTCACGCGATCTGTACATGGGACTGTTGAACATCATTGACACTAAAGAGCGGATTCAGATTTCCAGTGAGCAGAGCTTACGTGCCCTTGGCTTCAAGAACGTCTTGAACTTTGACGGTATCGAAGTTAGCTGGGAAGCCGCGATTGCCAGTGGTGTCGGCTACGGCATTAACTATGACAACATGGAATTGAAGTCGATGGATGAAAGCCTGCTTCGCTCGGAAGGGCCGGAGTATGACATTCACTCACAGTCTTTCAATGCTGTTGTGAGTACGCTGTCCAACTTGAAGTTCTCCTCACCGAGAAACTTCTTCAAGCTGGCTGCTTTAGCTTAGGTTCCTTTTTAGGAGAAAAGAAGATGATTTACGATGTTCCTCCTTTTGATTTGGGCGAAACGCTCAAGGGAACTGATGACGACAGCAACCTTATCAATTCGCATTGGCAAGGCGCTATCTTTGAATTTCCCGACGTTGACCGAACGCCCGCGATTCGTGGTGGCAAAAGCCGCCGCAGCGGAAATGCGCTTCGGGCTATTTGTGTTCGCAATACCTCCGGTGGTGCGTTGACTGTTGCCAGTCTGTGTTGTCAGTTTAATGTCGCCGTGGGTGATTACACTGTTGACTCGCAGACTACTGCCAACTCTGAGTACCGAAAGGTTTTCAGTACCTGCAAGGCGGTAACTGCGGCAGTGAACCTCTGGGGCGGTATTGGTGACCCTGAACTTGGCAGCGACACTGTTGCTGACGATGACCTTTTCTGGGTTATCATCGGTGGGGTTTGTCTTGCCAAGTTGAAGGCGAGCGAAACCGTTGTTCCGGGCGACCTCCTGAAATCTTCTGCCAGTGGTTATCTGGAAGAAGTGAACACAGGAAGTGACGCAGAGGTTCTGCTGGAAGCAGTGAATGTAATTGCTCGCGCATTACAGGAGTCTGACTCCACGAACTTTGACGGAACAGCATCAGCGGGCGGTGAAGACGCCTTAGTTCTGGTGTGCGTCAATATGTAACCAGTGATTCGGCTGCGCAGCCAAAGCAATTCGGGTCTTGGGTGCGTCTGGCGGGTCTTCATTGACCCGCCAGGCGTCTTTTGGAACAGCGAAGAAGGGAGAGGTCTGTAATGGCTCACCAGATGGGGCGGCGATCTAGGAGAAGGATTGGCGGCAGGGGCCGTCGTCGTGGTTATGGTGGCCGTCGTGGCTGGGGGCGCAGGAGCATTCGTGACCGTCTGGCTTCCAGGCGTCGTCGTCGTCGTTTCAGGCGTCGTCCAGAGAAACCAGAGTCAGACCAAGAGAAGCCGAAGCGACCAGACAAGAAGCGACCCATTAGGGCCAAGCGCCGGACAACTCCTGGTGCAAGGCCAAGCATTGACCGCAGGCGTCGTCGTCCTGCCACGCCATCTCCTGGTGCAAGGCCAAGCATTGACCGCAGGCGTCGTCGTCCTGCCACGCCATCTCCCGGCGCACGTCCGGGTCGTCGACCGGCTCCCGTGATGCCAGCAATTCCCTCTCCCGGTATGGGCGCAGGCGGTGGTGGTGCTGGGATGCAGCCCCCCGGATTCCCCGGTGGGCCTCCACAGCAACCTCCGGGCGGCGGGCCAATGCCTCAACCTCAACCTCCGATTGCTCCGGGCGTGTTAGATGGATTTGCAGGCCCAGGTGGTGGACAACCTCCGGGTCTTCCGACTCCGGGTGTGCCTTCGTTACCTCCTCCAGTTCCCATTGGGCCTCCACCGGGCGGCTTTGCGGATCTTGGTGAGGGGCCGGGCGGGCCTCCACAGCAACCTCCGGGTGGATTCCCCGGTATGCCCCCTCTGATTCCCATTAGCAGGGATGAATACGGTATGCCGATACGTCCTAGCGGGCCACCTCCGGGCGGGCCAATGCCTCCACAGGCTGCACAGGAAGATGCTCGCAGGCGAGCGGCAGCGGTTCAGCAGATGACAGGCGGTGGGCCTCCACAGCAACCTCCGGGTGGGCCAGAGGTTCGTATTCCTAGTTATCTTCGTCCTCCGGTTCCTAGTGTGATGCCTGACAACAGGCACTCCAGTTCGACCCAGCTTGCAGAGGCAGAGAAGATGCGGCAGTTCCTTTCTAGTGGGCCTCCTCAAGGGCCAACAGGGCCACAGGGGCCAATAGGACAACCCGGTATGCCTCCGATGCCGACTCCTGGGCCGGGTGGCATGATGGAAACCATTGGTGGAATGTTTGGTGGTGATGTACAGGCTTCGCCACCGCCGACTCC